CTCAGGTAAAACTTGGTCTAATAAAAAATACATACAAGTTGATTGTAAAGATGGTGCCGATACATTAAAAATTAAAACAGGAGATAGAGCAGGTCATGGTACCGAAGTAACCTTTACTCCTGACTTTAGTTTATTTGAGGTTGATAGTTTAGAAGAACTTGATACGATTACATTAATTGAAGATCGTCTTATCAGTTTACAAATGGCTTTCCCAGAAATCCAATTTAGCTTCGATAAGAAAAGAGTTAAAGTAAAAGACATTAAACAGTATGCTGCTTTATTCAGTGATACTACAATTCTCGAGAAGACTGATAATCTGTCATACTTTATTGCACCTTCAGAGGATGGATTTAGAACGAATAGTTTTATAAATGGTGTTAACACAAGACAAGGTGGTACTTATGTAGATGTCTTTATGAACGCTATTATAGATGAACTCGTTGTTAAAATTAAAAGACGTCATAAAGTCGAAGTATTAAAAACTACAATTAAGAGTGGTTTAACCTTTGTGATGTTTGCTAGGAACTTTACGAATCCTAAATTTGATTCTCAAACAAAAGAAAGGTTAACGAATCCTTGGGGAGAAATCAAATCCCACATGGAATCTTGCGGTGTTCGTGATGGTGCTTGGCTTGCTCAAAAGATTTTAAATACACCTGATATTATTGACCCAATTATTGAAGCGCAGTTAGCAAAGAAACTTGCTGCGGATAAAAGAGCTGCTACATTGGCTCAAAAGAAACTCCGTAAGGTTAAGGTTGCTAAACATATATCGGCAAATAAAGATGATGCAACATTAAAGATTGTGGAAGGTGATTCTGCGATGGGATTCTTATTAAAGGTTCGTGACCCTGATAAGGTTGGAGCATTTCCACTCCGTGGTGTTATTATGAATACCTGGGATATGAAACCTGCCGAAGTATTAAAGAATAAAGAACTATCTGAATTGGTTGCTGTATTAGGATTGGATATTAACGATCCTAATTCTGTTGACAATATGTCTTATCAACATATCGCAACATTAACTGATGCTGACCATGATGGTATTGGACATATCAGCCCATTGCTGATTGCGTTCTTTTACAAATTTTGGCCTCGTCTGTTAACTGAACAGAGAGTAATGATTACAAGAACACCTATTATGATTAGTTCAAAAGGTGATGAAGTGGAATGGTTCTATACTTATGAAGAAGCAAGTTCGTTTAAGAATAAGCAATCTACATATAAGCACAGATACATTAAGGGTCTAGGTTCATTAACTGAAGATGAGTATAGTACTATTATTAATTGTCCGAAGTATGATGTAGTCACGGTTGATGATGCATCAGTATTTCAAATGATGTTTGGTAAGGACAGTAATTTAAGAAAGGAGTATATGTTTGGATAATCTTTGCTTTGATTGTGGTCTCTGTTGTAATGGTACACTATTTGATAAAGTTGACATACCAGGAGAAGATGATTTGTTATTACCTTGTGTTAACCTAACATCAACTAACAGATGTGCAATATACGAAAACAGACCAAAGCCTTGTCAAGATTATGTATGTATAATGTTACACAACTATACAGTGGGTAAAATGACAAAGGAAAATGCGTTACGATTAATTGATGATGTAAAATCTGGAGTCGTAACAAAACAAGAATTTAAAAGAGTGGATAATAACAAGATTATAGGTAATTATTTATGAGTGATTTAACAGCTTACATTAGTGAAAACAATTTAGGAACAGAGTATCCTATTTCAAAGGTAGCAGCTAACGAATGGAAATCATTCGCAATGTATACCGTTGAATCTCGTGCTATTCCAAATATGATTGATGGACTTAAACCTGTTCAAAGGTTCTATCTCTATTCGTCAATCCTTAATAGTAAGAAAGATTTTAAAAAGGTCTCTGCTGTCTCAGGTATTATATCAGATTATGGTTATAATCATGGTGAAGCATCTGCGGCAGGCGCAGGTCAATTAATGGCAGCAACTTGGAATAATAACATTTGCCTAATTGAAGGTCGAGGCTCATTTGGTACTCGACTTGTTCAAGAAGCAGGTGCTCCTCGTTATGTCTATTCTCGACTCTCTGACAATTTTAACAAATATGTTAAAGATATTGATTTGAGTCCAGTGCATGAAGATCCTGAGCACGAACCACCTCAATTCTATTTACCTATCATTCCTATGGTACTTGTAAATGGAACAAAAGGTATTGCGACAGGGTTTGCTACAAACATTCTTCCGCACGATCCTCAAGATCTTGCTAAGGCTTGTCTTCAGTATATTAATAATAATGCAATACGAACTCCAATCCGAGTTAAGTTTCCGGATTACACAGGACAAGTTGAGCAGAGTACTGAAGATCCCACCAAGTATGTTTCGTATGGTACTTTTAAACGACAGGGTAAAACCTTAGTCTCCATCACAGAAGTACCATACGGCTTTGACCGAGAAGGTTATGTTAAGGTACTTGATAAGTTGGAAGAAGATGGAGATATTGTATCTTACGACGATCTTTGCGATAAGAATGGATTTAGGTTTGAGGTTAAACTCAAATTGGCTTCTGCGAAATGGAATGATTCTAAGCTTATTTCTAAGTTTAAGTTATCCAAGCCATATTCGCAAAACATCACAGTCATTGATTTTGACGGCAAACTCCGAGAATATGCGGATGCAAAAACACTTCTAAAGGACTTTTGTGACTACCGCCTTGGGATACTACAGCAGAGAATTGACGCTGAAGTAGCAAAGTATACTGAAGAGGTTCGATGGCTTAAAGTTAAGATGGAGTTTATTCAAGCGTTTATTGATAGTCGTATTGTAATGAAAGACAATACAAAGGCACAGGTCGTTAAACAAATAATGCAAGAGACATCTGCACTAGGAGGTGACACAAACAGATTGCTCGCATTAAGTATCATTAACCTTACAAAAGACGAAATTGTAAAGTTAATGAAACAGATTGAAGAAACAAATAAAACTTTGAGCTTTTGGACTAAGACAACACCTACTGAACAATTTAATACAGACTTGGAGAATATATAAAATGGTAGACGGAAAATTTACACAAATTAAAAATACGTTAGTACAGCAGTTCCCTGATGGATTTAGAATTCTTAAAGAATCAGATCCTGATGATAAGTTCTTGGTTGTTGACGAACTTGATTTGAAACCTGGGTCAACATATAGAGTAGGTCCTAATGGATTTTTTGAATATGTTGGTAATGATTACGAATGAAAAATATATGGACAATATGGAAGTATGCATTAGGAGGGTTCTCTGATGAAAAGACCGAACCCTATGATAATTATGTGGCTTTGCTTCGGACTCTTATTGTGGGGGTTAACTTTTTAACCTGCTTCTTTATTATGGCAAATGTCATACACAATTGGTAGATTATGGAAAAGAAACATTTAAACTTAAACTTATTAACTGAGGGACTTCCGTTAACGGATGTTCAAACTTTATATCATGAATTCTTTTATAGAAAAGATTATCAATGGTGGCGTGACGTTGAACCTGGTGATACTGTTGTCGATATTGGTGCTTGTGTTGGCTTTTTTGTATGTCACGCTTTGGATCGTGGTGCTAATCGTATCATTGCCGTTGAGCCTTCTCGCCCTCATCTCAAAACGCTTATAAGAAACATATCGGATTATTTTATTGACCACGGAAAGGTTCCTGTCTTACCTATTGAGGCTGGGATTGGTTCAACAGCAAATCATTTTGCGAATGTCTATTCAGACCATAAAGATTATAAAAAGATGTCTTTCTTGGATCTTGTAGTTGATTACGATATCCCAAAGATAGATTATTTAAAAATTGATTGCGAAGGTGGAGAGTATGGTATCTTTACTGAAATGAATCTTCCGTATTTGAAAAACAATGTAAAACATATTGCATGCGAGTTTCATTTAAACGCATACAGCGGTTGTGTTAAACAATGGCAAAAATTTCGCGATGGTCTATTGAGAGAATTTGATGTTAATCAAGTAAGGTTCCTCGAACACGAAGATAGAGAAAAAGCTTACGACGATGAGTTTTTAAATAAAGGAGACTTTAAAAAGTGGAGTTCCTTTATGTTGTTTATTACCAATTCCTAACGTATATCATAAAAGTATTTGGAAGGTGATCTTCCCAATCATCATACCAAATCTTTTCTCTCAAAGCTTCATCTTTAAATAGTAACCTATCCTTAAGTGGAGTTAAAATTTCTTCTCTCCATTTCTCAAAGATCTTTTTCGTATTGTATCGTTTATCCATATAACAACGAATCGCAATGAATCGTGTTCGGTCCATACAGAAAGGTAATATATCAGGACATAAGATATTATATTCTGCTCCCCAAGCATCTATCTTTAAATAATCAATAAACTCTAAATTATTCCAATAAGTGATTTCAGCAAGAGTCATAACTCTAGGTTCTTCGCCTTCAACCATCGTTTGTGATTTGTAAATTGTTTGTCTATCGACATCCTTTCCAATCGCAGCGTTGATTGCTTTAACTTTGACTTGCTCAGGTGGTGTATCAATTATGTGGTCAGATACATTTTTAATCGCGGCTTTAAGTAATCGCCTGTTAGGTTCAATCATTAAGACTTTGCCTGCGCCTGCATCTAAAGCTTTCTTTGAAAACAATCCAATGTTTGCTCCAATGTCGACGACAGTACCACCTGCCTGTACTTCAGACCACCAATCGTAGTCCTTTCCAAGTATAATTTGATTATGTAATGTTGAGATTTCTTGAATAGTCAGCCCAGCTGTATCAAGGTCGTGAATGTTTTGCATGATTTAGTCCAATCTAATAAATAGTATAATAACAATTGATAAATCTATTTATAGGAATTAGTAGATGACAGAAATAATTAATAATTACTTATCTCCGACAAACTTCTCTGTTAGTATTCAGAGGTTGCCTCATGTTGAGTTTTTTACGCAAAAGGCATCCGTTCCAAGTTTGTCTGCTACGGCAATAGAACTAAGTTCTCCAACGAATCCTTTTTACGAAGTGCCACAAAACATTTCATATACTGATTTGGAATTGTCGTTTATCGTTGACGAGAATATGAATAATTATAAAGAAGTGCTTAATTGGATGGAAGGTATTTCTGGACCAGAATCAACCAAACAAACAAAAAGCTTACTTGCTCAGAATGGATTTAAATCAGATATTATATTAACGATTACCAATTCTCATAAAAATCCACATGTGCAGTTTACATTTAAAGATAGTTTCCCTACATCGTTAGGAGCAATTAATCTTGACGTAAATGTTCAAGATGTTTCTTATGCAACATGTTCGGTCACAATGAGATACGATACATTTACAATGGAACAACTGTAAATAACTATTGACATTTATATACAAATAGTGTATAATGGATATGTAATTAATAGTTTGAGATAGATTATGGACACAAATGATATAGCAGCCATTTGGGCGCAAGACTCACCAATCGATGAAACGAACTTGGTCGGTGAAAGTAAAAGAATTCCCCAACTTCATAGTAAGTACTATAATCTTTATTATAGAGAAGTCTTACGTGTAAAGAAACTTAAAGCCGAATATAAAGAACTTGAAATGGAGAAGCGTAATTATTACGACGGCTCAATGGATGAGTTAACTTTAAAAGAAAAAGGTTGGAAGCCGTTTCAGTTAAAAGTATTAAGAAACGATTTAGACAAATACATTCAAGCAGATAAAGATATTATTAAGTTA